TCTTCAGGGTTTAATCTTTCAAATGCAGTGTCTTTAAAAAACCAATAGCGTACATGGTCTTTAGCTCTTTGCTTATTTCTTTTTTCTCTGTTCAATTGGGATGTATTCGTCTTTCTGTAGTCCCGATAACATTTCTCTGATTTCTGTAAGTCTCTGTTCATCGTAAGTAGAATAACATATAGCAGCTCTCTGCTTTTCGTCTTTATATTCTGAGTTCATTGTATCGTCTGCCATACATCGAGATACAAACTCCTCTTTACTTTCTGCTGGTTTTGGTTTTGGTATCGGCATATCTTAATCGTTATATTGGTCGTACACTTTGCGTAGCTTATTCAAGTAGTTAACCCAGCATGATGAACACGTTGATGGCTCATTTCTCTCTTGAAAGATACGGTTGTATATCTTTAATAACTGCTTTTGCTGAGTTGGTTTTATTCTCTCTGTCATTGTAGAGAAAAACTCTGTTAGATATTGGTGTTCGTCTTCCTCTAGGCAAAGCGGTTTCTTGTATGGGAACAACTCGTTTAACTTTGCTTTACGCTCATCGCATCCACAATCTTCTCCTAGAATCCATTTAGCTACTTTAGCTATTCCTGTAGCCTCTAGTACTTTCTCTACTGTGTCTCCTAGTCCTTGAGATTCGGGTTTCTGTACTTGAGCTTGAATTTCTGCTTTAGTACGTCTCTTTCGTTTTTTCTTCTCCATTGGTTTTATTTTATTAAGTGATAGTCTTTATTCAGATAGTCCTCGTAATGCTCTCCTACGTTCTCTTTCAGCCTTGCTTTGCAGTTCTTGAGCGTGTTGAAGATTGATGACAGTGAAATATTAGCTCCTTTACTTATGTCTCTCATTGAATCTGAGCTGGTAGAGTATAAACTGAACAGCATTTGGTCATATTCATGCCATGAGTTAATCTCTTTTTTTATCTTAGTGGTTAGGACATCGTAGGATTCGTGTTTCTGCTGGTCAATATCTTCATAAGATAAGTTCCTAATCTCGTCAATGTCTACTTTGCAGTACTTGTTCTTCTGTTTGACGTATGTTAGATAAGTGTTTTTTAAACTTATCCAAATATAAGCTCGGTTAGGTTCACCAGCTTCCGTTATGCACTTGCTTCCTGAGTTACTATCGTAGAAACGTATGTACATTTCCTGTACGATGTCTTCAGCAAAGTTAGACTCACCAAATGAACGGACAATGTCTACCCATTCTTTATGATGTCTGCATAATATATCTGACCATTTGTTACTCATGCGTTTAGTTTACAGTGTAAATATAGGTTAAAAAAATAATCCCCCGACAATATGACGAGGGATATAGTTTAACGGTTGTATGTTAATTGCATCTCTGTACATACATAACGCTCTATCTTTTTTAGTGTATCAATTGATACTGGTTTTTTAGATAAGAACCTATCTATGTTGTACTGGTGCATTTTTACACCTGTTGACTTTATGTCTTTTACTACTTGGTTTCGTGTTTTCGTTAGCAGTATCATACTCAAGTCTTTTCTTAACTGTTCGTCTTTTATATACATATCAAAAAGGAAGTCCGTCATTTAAATCCTGTAGCTTCTCAGATGTATTTTTAAGAGTTGTAGTTACGTTGTCTTTGTTGTATGGTTCTTGAAGACTTACAGCAAAGTATTTCTCTCCGCTCTTAGCTTCGTTAACCCACATTGATACCTCTATCTCTGTACCACCCCAGTTAATCTTCCCTCTGTAGTCAGGATGTTTTTCGTTCGTCTTTTGCTTGTTTTTAAAGATTGCTCCTTTGTTTACTTTTTCCATTTTACTTTTTTATTATTTGATTACTAAATCGGTTTTTCGGCGATTAGCCTTAAATTATTTACTGTTTTTTAATGCTACACCCTGAAAGGTATAAATTATTCGTGTTTCTATACTTGATTACCTTATCGGGTATAAAGTAAGCAACTCAAAAGGTAGTTTTTTATTACCTCTGCTGGAAATCCAACACTCGCTGCCTACTTAGTTAATCAAAACTTAAATTATCTTCCCTTCTTAACTCATGCAGTTTATCCCTTGCCTCATCTAGTGCCTTGTAAGCATCTTCAGATAAGTCTTCGTGTTTTAGTCTGTTGCGCAAATATTGGTCTAAGTCCCATGCTAATAAATACCACTTCATTCCGTTCAAACACATCTCCATTTCGTGCTTGTCTTCGATGCTGTCAAATTCTATTGTTACTTTTGCCATTCTATTCTGTTTTACTTTCAACAATTTCAATTAACTTTTCAAGACAAGCAAGTTCGGCTTCTTCTGTATTTAAAAAATCAACTTCATCAGTAACATATACTCCATCCTTAAATATCCAATAACCATAAGACTCATCTGGTAAAAAAGGTGTACCGTTCTTTTCCCTCATAAATGGTTGTACCCAAGCATCTATATTATACTTCTCTCTAAACCACCTAAATGCTTGTGAGTAGGTTGGTAATTGCAATACATCTTCACTTTGAAAAGTTGATGGGTATCCATTGTAGTTTAACTCATTTGTAAACAAATTCCAACTTGCTAAACAAGGTTCATCAAATCCAAGTTGCTTCATTCTTAAAGCCAACTCATAAGGCACAAATTCTTTATCCATTCTATTCTGATTTAAAGGTTTCTGTATTTTCTTGTAGTGTAGATAGATGTCCGTCATTCCATCCTTTTGCCCACCAAAATTGATTTTGTTTATTTTCTTTTTCTTTGGCTTGGTTAATTAAATCATCATTAAACACCTTGCCATTTCTTAGTTGTTGTACCAACCATTCTACTGGTGTTTGCTCAACTAACCACTCAACTGTTGTTTGTTTCTTCATTTTACTTGTTTTTAAATTGTTCAAACCATTCTTTAAGACTTACATCCATTAATGCGTGAGGGCTTTTGTGTAATTCATTTAAAATATATAAAACTTGTTCCTCACTATACATTCTTTCAGCTTGCCATTCAGCACCTGGGATAAAAATACCATTACAATGTATTGCTATGCTTTGAGCAGCTTCTTCAAGTGTTTCTTGTTTAGGTTTTTCTTTCATTTTACTTGTTTTTAAAGGTTAATTACCAAAAAGATAGTCCTAATTGTCTTTTTGCCAACATGGTATCTTCTTCAGGATTGCTTTCCATGTTTAATGAATAACTTTCCCCATAACAACTGCAAGTCGGATTACCATCTTTGTTTATTCCAAATGAAATAAAACCTGCCGAAATAGGATTGAAATTCCTAAAATCGCTATGTTGCATAATTTCTCCAAAAATGATTATTTCATCATCTTTTGTTCTAATGTATTTTACTTTTCTCATTCTATTCTGATTTAAAGGTTTCGTTGTAGTATTGTTCTGGTAATTTATTTCCACCTATGCATTCGTCATTTATGCCATCATTAAAAGCATCCATTATCTGCTCTTTCTCCATTTGTTTGGCTTGTCTTATTATGCTATCCATCATTTCCCACGATAAATGTATACCAGCTTTTGTGGTTAGTCTTTCAACTTCACTATTAAGCCATTCTACTGCTGTTAACTGTTTTTCCATTCCTTCCATGTGTCAAAGTCTTTTAGTTTTTCTAATTCTGCCTTTTCTATTTTTTTCGCTTGTTTGATTTTATCCTTTAAAAAATCACCCATATTATTCAGTCCTATTTCCTTTTCAAGCCATTCTACAGCGCTTACTTGTTCCATAGTTCCGTGTAATATTCTCTGCATTGTTCTACTCGTTCTTTTATTTGCCATATAGCGTGTTCGTCTTTTTCTACCAAGAACGCTTTAACTCGTTTGTCTTTTGGTATGTGGCTAAACTCATGCTGTGAACGTACATCGTGTTCCGTTTCTTCCGATGGCTCAAGCTCTTTCTTTGCCCATGCTACACGTCTTATTTCGTCTAATACGATGTCTTCAGGTGTATCAACTAGGCAATAGGCAACAATAGCGTTATGCTTACCAGTCAAATCCATGTAACCCTGAAGCTGCCAGTAGTAGTCTTTGTTAGGCAGTTCATCCTCAAACATTGGAAACGTAGTACCGTTCCAGCTTGACTTAACGTCTACAATTAATGTGTCCGTGATTATGTCAGGAGTACCAGTCAAATGGTCGTTTTCAAAGAACAACTCGTTCTTAAACACAAAACCTAAATCTAAAGCCTGTTCTGCTAATTCAATAGCCATGTCTTCTACTTGGTTTCCTTTGTCTAAGTAACGTGAATTGATTTCTTTCTTTATTCCGTATTTGTGTTCTAGTACAAGCTCTTTAATGTACGTCTTTGTAGTGGCAGATAGAACCTCCCCTTTTGAACGAGGGGAAGTCATTATCTTACCTATTGCTGAACATCTAATTTTTAAGTCTTTCATATCTTTTCTAATTCTTTTTTAACTAGTGTATAGTATTCATCAGCATAAAATTCGCTTAGGATTAAATCAACAGCTATCAATGCTGCTAAACGTGCATTCTCGTGCTGCTGCTCTGCGCTATATGCTTCTACCAAGTCAAAGTACTTATTGAATAGGTCTATTGCTTTTTCCTTTGGATTCATAGTTTCGAGTTTAAGTAGTTCAACTGCGCCTGAGTTAATTGAAATTGTGCCTTTAACTGGTCTACTGAGTAGTTACCTGACAGTATAGAAGTGATAGCACCTTTTAAACGCTCATCTGTAATAGATGGCTTTTGTGTTTTAATAGCTTCGGTAGCCGTGTTTCCGTCGTCGTCTACTGCCTGTAAACTCAAAAGACTTTGAACGGTAGCTCTGCGGTAGTAAGATACAGACGCAATTTTTTTCTGTGGGTCTGTAATCTCAGGTAGTACCAAAGATGAAGTAACCATATCACCAGTCTCACAATCTATTATCTGTGATTCTACAATGTTATCTACACAAGGCTGTAATAAGATAAGACCGTGTTTAAATAGGGATGGCTCAACAGCTTCTAAAATGGTGTTTAAATCAGCGTAGCGGCTTTTAAAAAACGGATTGTCGTTACCCTTAACTACCTTACCGATTTCTTGTTTAGCTCTCCATAGCTTTTGATAGATGTTACCTACTACTGTTGGTTCTTCTACTACTGGTGTAATAGGGTTGATAACGTCTAATACCTCTTCAAATGTTTGTTCTTTCTTTTTCATTGTTCTGCTTTTATGTTGATTATTAATTGTTGCCATATGTCCGCCTTTACATAGGCATCTAATTCACTGTATGCAGCTACTACTTTCACTGCTTTGCGCCATTTACCATCGTAAAAAGCTCTGTAATTTACTAGATAATTCTTCATTTTTCTTGCTTTTGTTATACGCAAATATAACAATTATTCAATAATTAATACTTATTCTCAAAAAATATTTTCAATGGCACTAAAATACCTTTGCTGGTATTACTATCTCCGCCTATTGTATCTCGTTTTGTGTTAAAGTAATTACGGCAAATGGTCTTTAAGCGTTCAGTCTCTACCATAAAAAAGTGATAATCTGATAGCCAGTAGCACCAATACTCAGCTTCTGTTATGCTTATTCCTGATTTCTTACCTCTGCTTTCGTATTCAACAAATATGTTTCCTGTATCTAAGCATTTAAAATCTCGCTTTACTTCTATTTTATTACCTAGTAGCGCTGCAAGTTTATGCTCATATACTTTACCTACTTTTAAATCGTATCTAAAGTCATTGTTATATTCCATCTTTTAGCTTCTTTTTATACGTTTCGATTATTTCGTTTAGCTCTTGAATAGTCCATTTTTTGGTAGTGTGCGCTTGTTCATGCAGAGCAATTAATCTTTCGCCTCCTATAC